ACATGACCTGCGGATAGGTAGACGTAACCGTTTTGACCGCAATGCCGTCATACTGCTGCTGATTGATCAGCTTGATGCCGTAGGACACATTGGTCTGCGGGTCGCGAAAGTAAGTCGCGTCGTCTAACAGAACAGGTCGGTTGCCAACAAAGTCGCCGGTCGGGCCAAGCGACCGATTAAGCTGACTTGGCGGCCACAGGAAAACCTGATCCTGAGTTGAAAAGACCGCTAGACGCTCCGTGTTCCACGAGTCGATCATTTGATTCAGCGCGGTCAACGCGTCTTGAGACGTTTCCGCCGAGGGCGTTTCGCCTTCTGCCAGAACCCCCAGAAGCCTCAAGGCTCCGTTGATCTGCTCGCCCGCCGTCGTCATCAGGATCGAACCTTTCCCAGCCGTTCTCTATGTCGGCTTCCGCTTCTAATTCCAGCGTAGCGATCTTAACGCCATGCACGTCATGACGCAAATAAATGAGGGCCATTTTACACCTATGGGAAGGGCCAGGCGGCCCATAGGCCGCCTGTAGGATTAGATTACGCGACGACCGGATACTGCCATTTGGTGCCGTCCGAAATGAACAGCTTGCCCGTGCCGGTAGCATTGGTCGTGGTCGCCAGCGAGCCGACCGGAGCGGTCGTCGTGGTCGAATTGGCGGTGATCGCCGTCGTCAGGAAATACAGGCCGGCCGTCGCGTTAGCGACAACAGCGCCCGTCGTAGCCGTCGACGTGAACGTGCCAGAGACAGTAGCAGTGGTGAGCGTGCTTCCGCTGATCGTCGCACCCGTGATGGTTGTGCCACTCACGAGTTCGGGATCAGAGAAGGCGACGCCAACAGGTTTAGTGTTAGGCATTGCCTTCTCCTAGTGTTAAGCGATGCGATAGATCGTGTAAGCCGCCGTGCCCGTCTTGCGGAAACGGAAGATGGCCGAAGACGGGTTGGTCGTCGTCGCGCCGTCGATCAGAACCGCGCTGCCGACGATGGTGTTGCCGGTGCCAGCGCCGAACGTCACATCATTAGCGGCGTTGTCGCCGATATTGATGAAGCTAACGTCGAAGCTAGTATTGACGGCGACGCTGGGGAAAGCGGCGTCGATCAACGCGCCCGTCGGGAACGTGTAGGTGCCCGCATCCGTGCCGCCGGAATCAATCGTGACGATGCCGGTCGACAGATTAGCCGCCGTAATCGTAACGGTCGCGCCGGTCAGATCGGCAGACGCAGCCTGAGCGCGCATAAGCGGCTCGCCGCGAACGCCCGCCGAGAACTGATAGCCGCCCGTGCCCTGAGAGATCGGCGGCGTGGGGCCGAACGATTCAAGCGGGTAGGAAGCGCCCTGAGTAGTGATAGCCATGATCTAATGCTCCTTAATTTGAGAGAAAGAAGGGGCCGAAGCCCCCTCTATTAGCCCCAAAGGCGAACCGCCATCTGCGGACGAATGACGCTGTAGCCATACAGAACGTCAATACGGCAGGGCAGTCGGTCGTTGTTGATGTCATACTGACGGACAACGCGGAGCGAGATACCGTTGTGAACCTGGCGCGAAGCCATGTCGACACCCTGCGGGAGCAGAAGGTCGGCGGTGGCGAACGCGATAGCGTCCTTGTGGTAGATCAGGTTCTGCGGATACTGCGTCGAGGCAGCGCCGAGGAACGTGACAGCCGCAGAAGCGACCGGCAGAGCGTCGACCGTGGCAAGAGCCTGCGTGGCCGAATACATCGCCGGGACAGTGACCGAAGCGGTGGTCGACGCCGTAACGTCAGCCAGAGCCACGAACTGATACAGCGAGCCAGTCGACTCACGGGTCTGCGGGTTAACGGCGTAGACGTTGGCGATGGTGAACACGTCACCGGCCTTGATCGTCGTGGAGCCGAGGCCCGTCAGAACAATCGTGGTCGAGCCTTCGGTCGTGACCGACGAACTGACCGTGACCGTGCCCGTGCGCGAACCCGTCGTGAACTGCTTAATCGACTGCGACATATTCAGTTCGTCGTAGCCGAGAATGCCTTCACCGAAGATGCCGTTTTTGAACTGCTTCGAGATAGCCGAAACAGGGTTGAACAGGCCCTTCATGCCTTCGATCAGCGACGCGTTGGCGGCCGGGTTGACCGTCGCGTAACGCGGCGACATGACAGCGGCGTTCTCATTCAGCTTCTGCTGCGCCTGCAACAGAACCAGCGAGGTGGCCGGGGTCGTGCCGGGCGTGCCGACCGAGTTGCCGATGTATTTGAAGCTGTTCGCAACGTCGGCGTCGATGGAGGACGCAAGCTGCGAAATACGCGGCTTCAGCACACGTTCCGCGAAGTCGTCCAACTGCATCGTCAGTTCGGCGGTCGTGAAGTTGACGCCGATGTGCTTCTGCGACGAAACGGTCAGGGTCGTGTACTGTTCGTTGTCGTCCTGCACCTGAAGGGCAGCGCCGTCCGTGACCAGAGCGCGGTCGGGCAGACGGATGCGCAGGGTCGAGCCGATCTTAGCGCCTTCGACGGCGAAAGAGTCGTCATACTGACGGTTGACGGTGCGGGTCAGGACAAGATTATTCTCAAGGATCTCAAGAGCCTTGCGAGTAATCATATCAATAGTAAGAAGTGAGTTAGACATCCTTTATCTCCGGTTTTGCGCTTCCCACTTCTTGATCTGCCGCTGACGTTCCGCTTCTATCCAATCCGACGTTGACATTGACTTTAATGACCGGGGGTCAGTCGTGTCATACCGCGGGCCTGAGTTTGATCGGGTAGCCGTGACAGGAGCAAGCGGTGCGGGCGCTGACGATGTGCGCTTAGTCGGCGGATTCGAGGTGAGATTCATCTCGATCTTACCGATTTCCTTCGCCTGCAAGACAGGCGGCAGACGGGCTATGCGTCCGGCTTCCTTTGGATTGGAGCCGAGCCAATAAATGACTTCGGGGCCAATGTCGGAAGCCTGGATGGCTTGAGCCATTACGTCCGTGACGGGGAGGCTAGGATTATACGCGACTTGTTCAAAGTCCTCGTATCTATCCCGCGCTTCCTCTTCACGGTCGCGGTATGACTCCAAGATCGCCGCCTGCTGCTGTGCGGCCTCTCGCTGTGCCAGTAGCTCTTGAGCGCGCTGGTTGGCCAATGCTTCCGCATAGACTTGGGCGTTCTCAAAATCGTCCGGCGCAGGTGGAGGTGCGGCCGGCTGTCTAGCCTGCTGCTCCGCAAGCCGCTGGGCCTGCTCTCTTTCCCATTTGCGCTGTTCTCTTGCAAGGCGCTTGCTGACAATCGCGTCCAACTCTTCTTGAGAGAACGATTTTGTCTGCTGCTGTTCCTCCGGCGTCGATTCAACAGATTCCGGCGCTGCCGTGGCTTCCGGTTCCGGCGCGGGGCTGATCTCCGCTACAGCCTGTTCGTCTTCCATTTTCACCTAGCTTTCCGGCCAGTCGGTTTACAAAAATTACTCTTCTTCGGCTTTGTCGTCAATAAGACCCTTACCGATCTCTTGGATCTTGACTGCTAAAGGTAGCGCTTCATTCGCTACGGCCAAACCGCCAGCTTTAGTCGCCAAGTCAAGCATCTGCAAAAGTTTATTCAATTCTTCAACTGTGAACATTAATTACTCCAAGGCAGCGGGGGTCGAATTACGGGAGGATTTATTTGATTGGCGATCTGTTGGTCAAGAGCCGCGACTTGTGCAGCTAATATCTCTTCACCCATCGCATCTTCTAACCAACCGATAACCTGTGCTTCAGTCAGATCAGCGTATGGTGTGAAGTCGCTGTCTGGGTCTAGCGTTACGGATTGTGAGCCGTAGATGTCAGCGGTGTGTGTTCCGTCTGTCGCTTGTCTGCGCCAGTGGCACGTAAAGACTACATCAGTATGTCCTTCGTGTTCTGGATAGCACTCTAGTTGAGAGATTACCCATAAATATGTGTTGCTCATATCTTTGCCTCTAATTCAGCTACTTTTACGGCGAGTTCTTGTATTGCTTTGACAAGTCGAGCTTCCGTTTTGCTCCACCCAGAAATCATGAGCATCCCCTCTGCGTCCTCTGCAACACAATCAGGATAAACTTGCTCCATATCTTGGGCGATAAAACCTATTTGATGACCTGTTCCATCCTTGTAATCAAACTCTGACGGCTTAAGTTTGCAAATATTTTTCAACTGATATGGTAGCGGTGTAATATTTTCTTTAAGTCTTGCATCAGAACTTGAAGTGAATGTCGCAGCATTAGCGCCATTAGCGGTGATTAGGCCGCTGCCCGTAGCGTTATTGTTAATAAAGAATTTAACGAACACCTGAGAGGTTGTAGTGTCGTTATCATATTTAGAAACACCAAGGGCATCATACGCCAAACTTGACGCTTGTGTGTTCATAAAGAAGCCAGCGCGCCCCGTAGCAGAATTTACGAACGATGTGATTACGCCGTTGTTTGCAGTCGTCCCAACCAGCAGGTTTCCGCTGCTGTCGATGCGTGCGCGTTCTGTTGAGCTTGATCCGAGTATCAGGTTTCCACTACGGCTAGTTATACCGAAGTCACCCGCAGTCCCTCCAGAAACAAGATTAGCACCCGACCCAATATCACCAATAGCAGTTCCGCTATTTGTGAACCTGATGTATACTCCAGACGCATTCGTAGAGTTGAAGTTTGTCGCTAGCGATACAGAACCAGATGATACATCGAGCCTAACTCCCGGCGTAACACCCAGTCCTAAATTTCCTGCGCTATCAATTGTTGCCGCAGTCGTCGCGCCATTATTGCCGACTTTGAACAAAATG